CCATCATTACCTGAACCATCTGTTTCTCCTTCGAGACCAGTTGGGCCAGCAGCGTGAGTACCAGTTCCTGAGAAATCTGTATCAGCTTCATTAAAGAAAGCTTCTGAGCCTCCTTGTGTGCCGTACTTAGATTTCATTGCAAAGATAAGACCAGTTGGTCCAGTCATTGGTTGTACACCAGCAATATCATAAGCGATAAGATTTGGCATTGCTCTTCTTACTAGAGAGATCAATACTGGATCAAATCCTTTGATGTTACCAGCTGTGGCGCCCATACCGGCACCTACGTTATTAGCAGCGGCTGCTTCTGAAATGAAGTTTCCACCTGCTTGAGCTGCTTCTTCTTGAATAGCAACTTCTTGGTTTTCTAACAATCTAGCTGTAACAGCTTTCTTGTATTTATCCTGAATACCTGGAGCACTTTCGTGATCTAGTACAGGACCCCATTTTTCCATGAGTTGTGAGTCTGCATTAAACATGTTTAGTTTCCCCTATATAATGTTTATTGATAATTTTTACTAATAGCTTGTGTGTATCTTGCCATAGAATCAGAAACTTCTGCAGCTGGCGCTGTGTCATTTCCAATAAGACCGTCTACTTCATCGGCTGATTGACTTACTTCTTTTGCAAAGTATGATTCTTTAACAGTTTTAACTTTCATTTCAAAAGTTTCTTTGTTATCAAAATCAATATCTTCAACTAAAGATGCTAACTTCTCAGCTTCTGTTTCAGCTAAACCTAAAGAATTTTCTCTGATTACATTTGCTCTTTCAAGTTCTTGAACGGACTCATGTAGTCTGATATTATCTTCTGTTGATTTATTAAGGTTCCCTTCTAGTTCAGCTACTTGCTCTGATAAATCATCAACAAGGTCTACTTTACCTTCTGGAACATCAATGTAATGTTCTGTGAACACTTTTTGAAGTGAAGTCATGAACTCTTCAGCAATTTCAGTCCTAAGACCATTAACTACTGATACTTCATTTTCTTTCATCCAATTTTCAACAACGTATGAAAGGTAAGAATCTACCTTCTCTACTAGCTGAGATTGAACTTGAGAAACTTCTTCTTCAAGATTTTGCACGTATTCGGCTTCTAATCTATCAACTTCTTCAGTCAACTTAGATGTTAATACTGCTTCGAAAATAGCTCCGGCCTTTCCTCTGAATCCTTCAGAAAGGGTTGCTTCTTCTAACACTAGTGCATCTAGGTCTTCATCAAAATCAATTGATTCGACTTTTGCTTTAACCTTAGGTTCATCTTTCGTTTTACCTTTGACTGCAGCAATTGCTTTGCCAACGGAGCCATCATCTTCGGCCTCGTCAACTTTTGCCATTTTTGCGTAAAGTTTTTGTGCATCTTCTTTACGTGCTTTCTTCAACATTTCTACTGCGGCTTGAATAACACCTGCTTTAGTTTTAGGAACAGAAAGTTCTGGAGCGGCTTCTTTAACCTCATCCTCTTCTTCCTCTTCTTCTTTTACATCTTCATCTTCCGATTCAGATTTAGCAGCTGCCTTCTCTTCAAGAGATTCCTCGTCTAAATTCTCATTTTCAACGAGCTCTTCTTCTTGAGTAAGCTCTTCACTAGCAATGTCTTCAACAAGCTCTTCTACTTTATTGTCGATTGACATAACATTCTCCTATATTTTAGAGTTTAGTTTAGAGAGGAAATTCTTAAAAGCTCTGATTTCTACGTCCGCAGAATTCATATTTTTAGCTTCTTTTATTTCAGTCTCAATTTCTTCAATTTCTTGTGCCACAAGGATACCATTATTCCAAACCCAATCTACGCCTTCCATGATGCCATCTACGAAAGCACCAGGAGCCGAAGGGTCTTGAACAATGTCAACGGTTGCAAGCATAAAATCCTTACCAACATGTTGAGTACCATTCTTCTGTACAAGAGTTCCCATACCACGACTTGAAACACCAAGCCTAACACCACCTTCTAATAATCCTTCAACTATTTTTCCCATAGGGGTCTTAAGTATTGATGCTTTTCCCACAACGTCATCTCCCTCCCAGCGGAGTTCAGTGATTTTGTGTGAAACTTTATCAAGATTGATAGTTGGTCCGTCTGGGTGATTTAATTCACCAACGGCTCTACCAT